CATTAGGCGGCTTTCTTCGCCATGAGCTGGACGTAGTGGAGGTTGAGACGTGCTTGGAAGACCTTCCAGAACGGCTCGGCTGAGAACATCCAGGCGACCTCGAAGTCATCCGGGGATTCTTTGCCGATGCGGACGATGCCGCGGCGCTGGACCTTCATGTCTGGGCGGTTCTCGTTCCAGAGTTGTTCGTAGCCGGCGAGCTGGACTTTGTGCGCGCCGACAATGGCTTTGCTCGTCTTCCAATCCAACAAGACGATTTTGCCGTCACGGTCGCGGGACGGTGCATCGATGGTTCCGCCGAAGAGATACTCCTCGGAGACAAGCTGCACCTCCGGCTCAATAACGGTGAGACCTTCGTCATCCCACCAGCGCTTGAAGTTGTTGAAGGCGATGGTGGCTTTCTCGACATCCGCGGGGCTGAACTCGGAGAGGTCGGCAACGTGGTTGTGGAGGAAGCACTCAATGAGGAAGTGCGCGATGGTCCCGATGTCGGCGGCTTTGTCGCGCACCTTCCGGTAGTCTTGGCCTTCCATGCCGAGCTTCCACGCCCAGTGGATGAGTCCGCTGCTGTCCTCGCCGATCTTGGCGATGGTTGAGGCTCCGGGAACATCGGTGCCGTCTTTCAGCGGATACTTCTGGTGGGCGCGGGTCTTTTCGAGGCGTACGATTTTGCGTCCGTCCTCGGTGAAGCGATCCGGCTCGGCGGGCTTGGCGGCTTTGGAAGGGGAGCGGCGTTTTGCCGCCCCCCTTGTGGATTTGGTTGTGGTGTTTTTCTTGGGCATAAGAATTACCAGCTAATTTCTTCGTCGTCGGTGCCGGTCTTGCGAGCGGCGGGCTTGGCTTCCGAAACGTCGAAGCCGTAGGACACGGCGCTTGTGCCAGATCCCCAAGTAACCAGATCCAGCACTTGGACTGCCTTGGGTTGCAGGGTGATGCCAACGCCTTTTGTGGCGACATACCAGCAATACGGAATGACGGCGACTTTGATGCGGCTGCCATTGCCGATGTTGTCGGTGATGATTTCGCCTTTGAGGTTGAACAGCGTTGGTTGACGGCTCCATGTCTCGCCGGTTTTCTTGTTGGTTCCGGTCGGATTGACGCGCAGCCTGAGCTGCGTCATGCCGTCATTGGAAACCCAGGGCATGTCGGCAATTTTGACGTTGGGTTTGCGCAGTTCGGTTTTTTTCGCAGCCAGATACGGAGAGAAAATCTCATCGATCTGGGCGATAAACGGAGCAGCCTCTTCGTCCGTCATTTCAAGATCGACTTTGTATTTTCCGACTTCGTCGAACTTCGTGTCCGGGCGGTTGAGGTGGGGGTATCTGGCAATGCCAGCCGGTGTGGTTATGGTTTTATTCATTTTGGTTTTTTGGTTGGATAGGAAAACTGGACTCGCGCATGAGGTGGCAGAAGTCGCGCAGCGTGAGGGTGACCAGCGTGTCGCTGTGGTCGCGGCGGTGGACGACCGCGGAGTATTTGTATTTGCCGGGGCCAAGGTCTTTGTTGGCATCGCGCCGGGCTTGGCAGATGGCCGCATCAAGATCCAGCCGCGCGCGGCCGTGGCGTTTGCATTCAAAGTGCCAGTCCGGCAAGCAGGGCACAATCACGTCCGGTGCGGACACGCCCCAGGCACCTTGCGAGACTTGCGCTCCGCGCTTGGCGGGGAAGCCTTCGGCGGTCAATGCCTTGGCGACTTCGCGCTCGAAGCTGGCGCCTTTCTGGCGGGAGTTGATCATCGGCTTGAATAGCTCCAATATCGGACAACGCCTTCGGGAAGCGTCCTATAGCGCGAGTTTTCCCACTCACCACCCCTAACGTATGTGGCGTTCAAAATAACCCATTCGCCGCAGTCATAGGCTTTTACTGTTAGCGGAATGTTTTTCGGCGGTTCGCTGGCCCAAATATGCACAAAGTTTTTGTCGTCCTTATTCATTGAGCGCCTCCCAAAGTTGTTTCGCCGGTGCGTAGACGGAGCCATCGCTGTCGCTGGTACGGCCGAACGAGGGGGTGCCTTCAAAGCGGGTGAGCGAGGGACGCCATGTGAGGTTGAGTGTGCCGGTGCGGCCGGCGCGGTGCTTGGCGACGATCAGCTCGGCGTCTTGGACTTCCGGTTCCTCGTCTTGCACGGCGTAATACGCGGGACGGTGGATCAAGCAAACGATGTCGCTGTCCTGCTCGATGCTGCCGGATTCGCGGAGGTCGGAGAGCTTCGGGCGGTTGTCGCTGCGGCTCTCGGCTTGGCGGTTGACCTGGGCGGCGGCGACAACCGGGATGCCTAACTCCATGCTCATGGCTTTCAACCCGCGGCTGACGAAGCCGACTTCGTTTTCGCGGCTTTGGGCGCCGGAGTGGCTGACGAGTTGGAGGTAGTCAACGAAGACGCACTTGACGCCCCAGCGGCGGACGGCGAGGCGGGCGCGGCCGCGGATGTCGAGAAGCGTGAGGCCGCCACGATCGTCCACATAGAGGGGTTCTGTGGAAAATTGCGTGGCGGCGTCAAAAATGCGGTGTTTGATCGATGCGGTCAAAAAGCCGTTGCGAATGATCTCGGTGTTGGTCTCAGCGCGGCCGAGGACGACTCGCGCGGCGAGTTCGTTTGCGGGCATTTCAAGGGAGAAGTAAACGACCGGAACTCCGCGGCGGGACATGTTGTCGGCCATGTTGAGCATGAGCGCGCTTTTGCCCATGGCGGGGCGGCCGGCGATGATGGTGAGCTGGCCTCCGCGGAGTCCGCCGGTGACTTGGTCCAGATCACGGATGCCGGTTTGCAGGCCGAGCTTCTTGCCGCCGGCCATGAGGCTCTCTAGCTCTTCGAGGAGGCCCGGGACGATGGCGCTCGGTGCGCGCATGCTGTCGGTGGCGGTGGTGAGGGAGAGGCTGAGGACGGACTCGCCAGCTTGCTGGAGGACGCTGTCGGCGTCCGCGGCCATGTCCTGAGCGGCGGCTTGCATGGCGACCGATGCGTCAATGATGCGGCGGCGTGCGTGGAGGTCGCGGAGGGTTTGCGCGTGGTATTCGACTGCGGCGCTGCCTCCGGCGTAGTCGCCAAGCATCTCGGTGAGGGCACCGGCGCCGCCTACGAAGTTGAGCTTGTGCTGGGCGTCGATGCGCTGCGTCACGGCGATGACGTTTGCGGTGCCGCCTTCGGCGCGGACCTCGGCGATGGTCTCGTAGATGAGGCGATGCGCGGGCGTGTAGAAAAGGTCGGCGTGGATGCCGGAGACTTCGTCGCAAAGTTTGGGATCAGCCATGAGCGAACCGAGGACGGTGCGCTCGGTGGCGGGGCTTTGTGGGACGGTGCGTTTCATTTTAGGCGGCGCCTCCGTCGTCATTGTTTTCCAGCACGACTATGACAATGAACGTCAGAACGATCAGCGCGAGGTAGGTCAGAATGAGCGCGTTCATTTTCTTCCTTCCTGCGGGCGAGTTGTGCGCGGCGACGTTCCCAGCGGTCGCACGCTGCGTCTACGAGGCGAAATGATTCTTCGAGCCATGGCGTGATGTGGTGTTCCTTGGGCGGTGGTGGTTGATGCTCAGTGGCCATGACGTAGGACTTCTAATTGTCGTGGCGTGATCTGTTGGCATATGTTGGCAAATGTAGGCATGAGGGTCAAGGGTTTTTTGGGTTTCTTTGGCGAAAAAATGCGGTCGAAATTGGCGCGGTATTTGGCGCCGTTGACAGCCCGCAGTCGGTCGCCCTTGCCAGCGCTCATGTCGATGAAACAGGGTTTTGTGTACACGTTGCGGAGGACATGTTTGCGACGTGTACATTTGCGGTGCTCATCGGATTGCGGTGGCCTCCTCGATGGCGTCATGCGCCTCGTTGGCGACTTCGTTGCTGGGCTTGACGCAGCGGTTGATGACGCGGATGAGGCGATTGTTGGAGCGGATCAGCTCGCGGACCTGCGACTCAAGCGAGGCGGTGTTGTCCGCGAAGTTGCTGCCGAAGCCGACCGAGCCGACAACCAGGTCGGGGATCATGGTGCTCATTTGCGCGCCCTCTGTTTGCCGCGGCCGAAGATGAAGCCGGAGTTGCGGAAGGATGGCTGCGTGATCAGACCGCGCTTGGCTAGGAAACGGTCGCACGCTGTGTTGATCGACTGAGCCTCAAGCATGAGCCGGCCAAACAGCGGGCCGGTGGGTTCATATTCGAGGGCTAGGGTCTTGCCGTTGTGGAGGGTCATTTGCGGGCCTCCTCAAGTTCGGTGGCGAGTTGGCGGACGAGGGCGCGCAGGGCCATAATGGTGGCGATGCTTTCGTCGGCGATCTGCTCGACGTATTCGACGTTGATGTTGAGGTTGGTTTTCGGCGCCTTGCGGGCGCTCGCCTTTTTGGTGCTTTTGGCGGGTTTCATAAATATTTAAGGAGTATTAAGGATGGGGTGGGACATTTGTTGTCCCATGGGTCAAAGATTCTTGGGAATATGTAGCTGCGACTTGGTCGAGGAGTTCCCAGTTGTCGGGGTCGCGGTCGGCCATAAGCTCGCCGTGCACGCCGCGAGAAACCATGCGGGCTACTTTTCTGAATTCTTGCGGCTGGTAGTTCGTGCTAACCCGATTGGCAAACTCAGATCTTGTGTAAAAAAGCCACTGCTTGCGGTCGGGCAGATAGGCCGCCAACACGTCGTAAGCGTGCCGTGAGTACGGCTTATTATTGCGAGCAGTGTTGTAAATTTTGTAGGCGCTTTGGCGAGGAGTCCAAATGCCGGTTTTCTCTTGAATTACTAATGGCCGGCCCGGCGGTTTGCGGATGATGTGATCAAAATCTCTGCCGCCTCCAATGTTGACTGCGACTTCGTAGCCGCGCTCTAGGGCTGCGATTTCAAAACGCTTTTCAACAATTGCGCCCTTTGGGCCAGAATCAATCTGCAGAGCGGCTACCCCACCCTCAGTCACCGCAGAATGCTCGCCATCGGTCAGCGCAAATAAAGCGGGCTGCGTCACGCTGCGTTCTCCTTTGCGAATTGTTCGCGCATCTCGGCGAGGGAGCGCTCGAGGGCGGTTTGTTTGGGTTGGCCCTGCACAGGCAAAGGGATCGGCTGGCGCTGTTGGCGCAGCTTCTGCAGCTCGTCGGGGAAGACGACGCCGGAATAGTTGTTGACGATGGCGCGTTCCATCTTCTCGACCGCATCGCGCTCGTTGAACTCGGCTAGTTGTTTAAGGAGTCGGCGGGCGCCAATCTCGGTAAGGGGCGACCGCTTCTGGCGCTTGTGCTCAATCAGATCAACCCAGACCGCGGCGAAACCTGGGCCGTGAGGCAGGGGCAAGGATGCTGGGTCAAATTTGGGAGCGGTGGCGCGTTTTGGCTTGGGTGCTTCCTTTTCCGAAGAAGAGGGTAGCGAAGGCGATGAAATCGCCGGAGCGGGCGCGTCAGCGCCTTTATTACGTTCCTTTATGTTCCTTATTGTTGGGGTCTCATTCTGACACCACTTGGGTCTCATTCTGACACTACTTGGGTCTCTTTCTGAGACCGGTCTCATTCTGAGACCC